TGCTTGAACTGCTGCTAATTTTTTTTCTGTTTCTAATCTATAATTTTCTCTTTGCAATGCAGCTCGTTGTGATTGAACACTAGCAACCGTACCTACTGCACTAACTATTGCAGCAGCTGCAAACATTGTAGAAGCGTTAGCACTCATGCGAATTGTAACTCCATAGCTATTCCTAATACCTTTAATGGTAAAGGATCGTTTTGGCTAATAGTAATTGTAGGATTTTTACTATAACCTAAAAAATTAAATTCTTTTTTATCTGTAACTGGACTAATATCTGTACCAGCAGTAAAACCAGCTTGTTGTATTACTAACTCTTTTGAATTTAAATCTTGTGCTTTCATAGTTATATCTAAACCACCAGATATATCTACAATAGCTTTATTAACTCGTCTAGGTTGTCCTGTTAATGGGCCTGTATCTATTTCTTTATCTATTGGCATTGTTTCTAATATAGGAGTAAAATTAAATCCTACTCTAGTTCCAGTTGGAAAAGGAGCAGAAGTTAATGTTATTCTGTTATTACTATCTACTGTAAATTCACCTAAAGATCCATTACCATATACTGCAAATACTTTATCTGTGTTTTCATAAATTGCATTTACTGTATGAACAAATCCTTCTACAATAGTTATTACAGCATTATCACTAGGACTAACTGCTAAGTTTTGATCTAATGTTAAATCATATCCAGCAGCAGTTTGTGTAACAGCAGTAATAGTATATTTAGTTGCATTACCAGCAATAGTAAAAGTTTCTTGTATAGCTGGTGCAGAAGTAAAACCATCTACAGATAATGAGTTTCCAGTTTGACTAGCTCCATTTACTAAAGGTGTACCTTTTTGAAATACAGTAGTAGTAGTAGAACAATCAAGAGTAATATTATCATCATTTGCATATCTTTCTAAAAAATATTTTGTACCAGAAGGAACTACTCTTTTTACTATAACAAATAATTGATCATTTAATGCTGCTATACTATGATATTTATCTCCAGTTTGTGTTTCCCACATAGTCCAACCAGCTATTTTTTCATCACGAATAGAATGAAATACAGCTATTTTACCATCATCATTAGATCCACTATTTAAGAAAAAAGCAAATTGTTCTGGTTTAATTTCATTACCAGTCATCATTGATAATTGTTTTGGTCTATCAATTAAATGAGAAGCTAATACAGATACACTTGTAGATCTATATGCTTGTTCAATATCTGAAAAAACATATTCTCTAATTGCTTTACCATTTTTTTGACTAAACAAAGAAGCACCATCAAAAGGTATTGGCGCAGCTCTATTGCAGCCATAAGGTGTTTGTCTTAAAAATGCTATACTTGCTGGAGTAATTGCAGCAGACTGTGATGATACAGGTACATAATATTCACCACTATCTGTAAATATTTGTAAGTTACGAGAAGATAATAAATGCCTTACTTCATTTACTTCACCACTTGCAATAGATACATTAATTGCTTCATTAGCTAATCCAGTTCCTAAATCAAAATTAAAATAACCTCCAATTTCACTTGCAATAATTGCTGAAGGTTTATCCCTTACTCCTCCAAACCATAACCTATTATCATGAAAACAAACAGCTTGAGGATAACCTCTACGAATAGAAATTAATTCTTCTTCCCATTCATAATGAGGCCCAACACCTCCAGCTATAGCTTCAATAACAGTTACTGTTACTTCTGTTGCACTTGTATATCCAGTTATTTTAACTTGAGATCCATCTATTTTTAAATAATGATTTACATAATCTGTTGTAAAAAAACCACTAGACGCTGTAATTGTTCTACCTGTTCCTGTTGCAGCAGTATTTATTGTTAATGTAACATCATGATCTTCATATTTATAAAATGGTGCATGAGTTTTATATGCTCCAGAAACTACTACATCTTCATCTTCTTCAAATTGAAATACTGATACAGTAAATGTAGTTGCAGAAGTTCTTTTAATTTGAATTGAAGGATTATCTCTATGTGTAATAAAAACAGTATCACCAAACTGTGCAAAATTTAATTCAAATAATTGAGCAGTAGTCCAATTACAATTAGAAGTTATATTAGATTGTATTACAGCACCAGCGTTAGAATAAACATCAAGTCTATTATTTGATAAAACAAATATTGCAACCTCATCATTAGAAAATATAAATGGAATAATTCTACATTCTGCTGGCATTGTAGCCATATACTCAGTAGCTGGTCTACGCATTACTCCACCTTCATCTAATAAATACCAGTTGCGTACTTGTTTACCACCTTCAAAATATGCTTTAGCATCAGTTCTTGCATTAAGGAGATTATTAATTTCTCCAGCAGAAAAATTTGTATATACTTGTCTTACTTTTCTAGGCATTATCCGACCACAAGTCCACTACGACTGCTTCTTCTTTCTGTTATAAATCTATCAGTAGAAAGTGTTTTAGTAGTAGTTTCTTGTGAGTCAGTGTTTTTAGCTATTAGCATTTGTCTTTCACTTAGTTGATCAAACTCTCTTACTAAAGCTGCGTCTCTTGCTACTGATCCACCAAAAATACTAGCTAGTTTATATTCTATTGCTAATCTAAAATGAGGAGGAAATTGATCTTCACTTTGTCTAAAAATATAATCCATAATTACTGTGCTTTGAGATCCAAAACCATCTAAATAAATTTTATCTTCGTATCTGTTATATTGTATTAATGCATCATTAACTGTAACTGCTAATATTTTTAAACATTCAGGATTAGCTGGTATTTGATATGCATATTCAAATCTACCAGTAGGAGAATCTGCTAATAAAGATAATTGTTGTTGTCCTGTTGCAAATCTCCAATTATGTCTAGTTAAACTAGATTCAATAATTTCTTCGTATATTGTGTTAGTTACGTTAGCTTCTGTTGTTCCATCAGTAAATGAAGCAATAGGATTTGCACCTATCATTACTAATGCTCTTGAAGCTATATCTACTTTAGTTACTGCCATATTAAGCTCTTTGTCTTAATTGTACTCCACCTTCTACATTAGGAATTATAATAGATAAATTTTTTCCACTAATATTAGATATTTTATATTTTGTTGCTAAATAACCTACTGTTTGTTTAAATTCTTTACTTCTTGATTTTGGATTATCAGATTCAATAATACTATCTAATACTGCTAATTGTGTTCTTACATCATCAATTTCTTTTGTTGATAATTGTTTAGCACTTGCAACAACATTTGCATTTTTACCTTTATATATTGTAGCAAATCTACCATCAGATCTTCTTTCTTGTGTAAATTCTTGTTCTGGTTTTGCATTAGATTTTGTTAATGAAGCTGTTAATGCAGCAGTTCCCATAGCAGCTAAAGCTCCTACACCAAAACCTATAACTTCGTCTTTATCATCACCTATTAAATTTGCTGTTGCTTTTTTTGCAGATCCTATTGGATCATCTTTTATTTTTTTAGCAGTTTTAACAGTTTTATCACTTACATTTTTTGCAACATTTATAGCTTTACCACTTACTTTTGTTGCTGTTTGTCCAGCAGCTCCAGCCATAACATTTGGAATTGCATCTACACCTTTAATATTACCTCTTATTTTTTTTCCACTTGGATCTTTTATTTTTTGTGCATCTTTTAAAATATTTTCTTTAGCACTTTTTTTTATTGTTTTACCTTTATTTTCTAAATCTTTTTTTTTCTTTTTGGCAGCACTTATAGCTTTGCCAACTATTTTTTTACCTACACCTACTGCTGCACTTATTGCCATAATTTCTCCTATTTGACTAGAGGGGGATAAACCCCCTCATAGTTGTTAATCTCCTTATGCAAGAGCTACTGTTGTTACAGTAGTTGCACCTGTTTCAGAAGTAACTGTTATTACGTCCATTTCGTGAGTTCCACCTACACCGATTGAACAAAGGATAACATCACCTTTGCTTAATTCTTTGTAAGCAGAATTGAAATAGCCAGAAGCTACAACAGCTGCTTTAGCATCACCATCAGTATAAAACCATAGTGAGTTTCCAGCACCAGCTCCTGATATCTTCTTAATCGGATTTGAAGTTTCGTATGCCATTAATTACCTCCTATTCCGCACACTTCTGTACTCTAATACCATTAGTATCAATTAGAATTGATCCCATAGATAAGTAAGAAGTCATTAAGTGAGATACCTTTTCAGGTATGTAGTTTACTTCAGTTCTAACTTCAGATCCTACACCTAGACCCATTGATGACTTATGCCATGCAATAGTGTGTCTATCAGTAGAGCCAGATGAATCTAGACCAGAATGTACAAATACTAAGAAACCTAAGAATTTTTTCGCTGTGTAATTCATACCAGAGAAAGGTAATTCGTTAGATCCAATGTATTCCATTCTTGACCATTGATCATCATCAAGTAAGTTAGACCATTGATTAGGGCCGATTGCCCAGTATCTTGAGCCATCATCAGGAACATCATTAGTTCCGAAAAGCGCTTGCATTTCTTGGAACTTATCTACGTTCATGTCAGTTGCCACAGTACCACCTTGAGCACCAGCATTGTTAGCTAGTGTAGTAGCAGAACTCATAGCATCTGTAATGATAGAATCAGTTTTACGACCAAGAGCATATGCTGCATTATTTGCAACAACTGATCTTTCGTCAATATTGGTTTTAAGCTCGTCTAGTTTGTCTACGTAATCAGACGCATAGAAATCAGCTAGAGTTGCAGTTACATTTGTGTGAGAAATGTTCATAGCAACTACTTCTGCGTGTCTTGCTTTGCTTGTAGCTTCACCTGTTCCAACTTTTTGGAATTTTACAGATTCACCACTTACTCCGTTTACAGTACGCACTAGGCTTTTTAGCTTACTACCCATTCTTTGATATGCCATATGCACTTCAGCTTCGAACTGAGTGATAAAAGCATTAGTAATAGAAGCAGACATTTTAACCTCCGTATGCTTGTTAAGTTTACCTAGATTGTCTCACAGGAGTTTGATATGTTATCTTTACAGGCATATCTAGGGCCTTAGAGGTCTATTTATTCTTTACTGACATTTTTTTTAAGATTTTTCAACTCACAAATATCAACAACATTTTCTTTAGGAATAACACAAGTATCACCAATATCTGTATCATTATATGTCATGTATAAAATTAATACATCATCATCATCTTTTAAGACATATCCTTCACTATAATTTATAGCTGGTTTTAATTTTTTACCCTCAATAGGATCTAGCCATTCAGCAAACGATTGTGCATCACGCCAAGTAGCTTTAACTCGCCTTTTGATTTCCGTAGTACTTTTCATATAAGTTACTTACTTTATTAATATAAGCTTGATCTCTATCTCCATCTTTCCAATATCGAGGATCTTTCATCATAGATCTGAGATCATCTAAACTAGGAGCAGCATCAATAGCTGTTTCAGTTTGTGGTATTGGTGCATCTTTATTAAGTTTCATTATTTCTTCTAATGCTTTTACACCTTTAGCTGTACTAGCAAATTCAGATATAGCATCATAGGAATCAGTAGATAAATTTTTCTTACTCCATAAATCAGCAGCTTCTATTCTTGCATTTGCATTTTCACCTAATAATTGTTTCTCATTTTCAAGATCAGGTAAACTTCCTATCTCATTATTAACAAAAGCTTCTATACCTGTATTAAATTGATCTTGAGATAATCCAACTTCTTTTGCAGTTTTTTGCCACCATTGTAATAAAGGCATTTCAGGATCAATATCCATTTGTACATTTTCTGGTATTTCAGGCATACTGATTTCATAGTTTTCAGGAACTTTAGCTTTTACTTCATTAGCTATATCTTCTCTAATTTGTTTAGATAAATCTTCTGTTCTTGATCCTAATTTTTTTTCTAAAGAATTATAACTACTAGATAATTCTTCTATGTTAATTTCATTAGTATCTTTGTTCCAAAATTTATCTTGAACATAATCTGGTTTAGAGCTTTCTTCTGTTTGTTCTGTTTGAGTAACTACTTCTTCTTCCATTCTTTACCTCGCTTAATTCTATTTTTAATTTGTTGCAGCATAAATCGTTGTCCTTCTAAATGCCATAATACTCTACTATCAGCAGTAGGATTTACTGTAGTATTCATAACAATACTATCAAAGTATTCCAATATTTTTTTACCATCAGGATCAGAAAAAACTGCAGCGAATATTTGATCTATTTCGCTAGTATCTTTTTTACTGTCCTTGTGGCGATTGACTAGGGATTCCCAACTCATTTTGTGCCATATTAGACTGTTGTGCCATGTTTTGCAACTCTTGTATCATTTGTTGTTGCTCTTGTGGATCTCTTATTAATTTTTCTGGTAAACCAAGTTTTTCTGCTAAATATCTAGCTACTTCATCTTGTTTAACAATCATATTAAGAATTTGTGGGCCAAATGTTTGAGCTAGTATTGCATTAAAATTATT